CTTCTCCTCGGTTCAGTCTAATAGTATTATCTAACACAACAAGACTAGTGCTTTGGTAGTTAACACCAAGCGCAGCATCAGCTACACCAATAGTAGCACCAGAGTTTGTAACTTCTTCAATAACATTACCGTCACCGTCTGTCTTAACAACAGTCTTAGAATCCATGCCCAGTGCTGCTTTATCTTGCCACTGATTAATTTCAGGTCGTGTTACGCCCTTTTCAATACTACCAGTGTCGTCAGTAAATATACTTGTGATAATATTTGTAATAACACCAAGACGCTTAACCTTAGCAGGGGGATTGATAAAGATCGGAGTTTCAAAAGTTAAAGTTGAAATATCAATCTGATCGTCTGTGCCTTGCGGAATAGATTTACTTGACCAGTTGATATTGTTTAGTGTAACAGTAGTCAAACTAGTCCAATCTAAGTAGTTGTCTGTAGTTTGAATTTCTAAACTAGGATTAAACAATATTAACAACTGTTCTAATATTTGTAATTTTTGATCTGTGTTACTTGACCAAACATCAGCATTGAATGTAAGAGTGTACGGAGTTGGCATAAGACGCTCAACTGTATAATTCTTACCTTCAGCTTCTAGATATTCGTTACCTGCGCTATCATAGCGACGTTCTCTAATATGTCGCTTGTCAATAAACATTGGGTCAGCACGACGATTATTATCGATCTGTAAGCCAGTGATGTATGCTGCGATTCGAGGCACGCTTGGCATAGAAGCTTCGCTGTTTTGTGCTATAAGTGCCGCTACTTGCCTTGAAGGGTCGCCGTACGTTACTGGAATCTGCTTTAAAGCACCGTCGCCGTCCTCCCAATAAAAGTTACTTAACATTCGAGTAACTTGTAACAAGTACCTTCTAATCTGATTATCGTAAAAATGCTGTGCCATTATATCTCTCAGTCTGCTTGCGGTCTAAGCGCTTTACTTAGGCTCTGACGTTCTTCAACTGTGTCACCTGCAATAACATCTGTATTTGTGTTGTTAACAAACGAGCCGAGTTGTGTGTTTTTATCGTTAGTGTTAGACAGCGTAACTCTTACATTGTCTTCCATCATTTCCCAACGATCAGTGGTAAATCTAAACAAACGCTGAGGCATGTAATCAGTTCTTAACCAATAGTCGCCATCTTCTGCGTTTGTAGGAAAGTATATGCCTGTACCAAACGGTGTACCGTTAGGCGGAATACCGTCGCCAAGTAAGTAACCTTTGTAACCAGACTTTACAGGACGACGCATTTCGTCAAGTATGCCGTCGTTATTCGAATCTAGTAATTCAATATTACCACTATCGTCTGTTTGTACTGTAAAGAAGTGCGCAGTATCGTAACCGCTAAGCGCAGCATTTAGTTCTGCTTCTTCAACAATAGCATTGTTAATAACAATTTCTGTATCGTAAACAGAGTTACCGTCGCCTACTGTAGTACAGTCGTCGTTTTCAATTGACAGAATATCTTTGTATTCTTGACTATCTGTAATTCTTTTTAGCTTGAGTCTGTACAAGTGCGGGTACCAAGTTTGTGTAAAACCCTGCGACGCTCTTGTAACGTCTTCAACAACGTAATATTTTTTAAGAGCATAATTAGAATCGTTTAGCGCATACTCATCACGCAGCGCTGGCAATTCAATTACATCACCGTTGATAATTTTTCTGTCTAAAGTTTTAACTGTACTTCGAATGTGTACAGTTAACATTAGAGTGTCGTTAGTAAGGAACATGCCAAACTGACTTAGATCAAAATCTAAGTCGCTAACATTGTATACACAACGAATCGTGTAAACATCTTTATCGTAACGTCGGTCACGATTTTCCAAGAACAACATGTCTTGAATAGACGTTGGCGTAAGGTCTGTTTCACCGTTGGCTACTTGCTCATCGGTTAACTCGGTGCCTAAAAGTTTATGCAGATGCATATCAACACCGCCGACGCTAAACATCTCAAAGATCTGTTTGTCTAAGAATTCGTAGTCAGGACCTTTTTCAGGTTTGTATAATGATAGACGAGGAATTGGCTCTCTCCTTTATACTGTATTTATTATTGTATAAATACATTGGAGACACACTAATGGCTGCTACTACAAGACAAGAGATATATGATTACGTTCACACCTTATTAGGTGGCGGAATGATCGACATTGAGTTAGATCCTATTCATTACGAAACTGCTTTGAATAAAGCGTTTAGTAAGTTTAGACAACGTTCTGACAACAGTGTCGAAGAAGCCTATCACTTCATGCCAACAGTGCAGGATCAAAACGAGTATATACTACCTAACGAGATTATTGAAGTTCGTCAAATCTTTAGACGTAGTATTGGTTCACGAAGCGGCGGTGGCGACGGCGGGTCTATGTTTGAGCCGTTTAATATGGCATACACAAATACATACCTAATGAGCGGATCGAATATGGGCGGCTTAGCAACCTACAATTTCTTTACTCAGTACCAAGAACTTGTTGGCCGTATGTTTGGTTCCTTTATTGAATTTAAATGGAACTCTAGTACTAAAAAACTAACAATACTACAGCGTCCTAGAACACAAGAAAAACTATTGCTTATGTGCTATAACTATCGTCCAGACGAAGAATTATTGTCAGACTATCAAGCACAGCAATGGATCAAAGATTATTCTGTTGCTGCGGCAAAGTATATGCTAGGCGAAGCAAGAGAAAAGTTTGCTACTATTGCTGGTCCACAAGGCGGTACAAGTCTTAACGGTAGTCAGCTAAAAGCAGAAGCAACTGCTGATATGGAAAAGCTTGAGAAGGAAGTTTCTACACAAGTAACCGGCGGATACGGTTACGGCTTTACTATTGGTTGACAAATAATTATAATTTGTTAAAATAAAATATGACTTATATCGCACTTGATAAAAATAATCGTATGCTACGTATTGGTTTTGGAAAAAACAAAGGACGTTGGTTCGCAAGAATCGATCTATGGTTTTTTGGAATAAGATGTTGACTTTCTCACTCTAATATAGTATATTATAAGCATGAGCAAATTAAAATTATTAGTCATTGGCCACGGCAGACACGGCAAAGACACTGTCTGCGAAATGCTAAGAGATGAATACAATTATAACTTTATTTCTTCGAGTCAGTTTTGTGCTGATCATTTTATATACAACGACCTAAAAGACAAATACGGGTATACCACAGCTGAAGAGTGTTATGCGGATAGACATAACAGACGTGCTGAATGGTATAATATGATCTCAGACTACAATCTTGAAGATCCGGGGTTACTTGGATCTGAAATCTTTAAACAATACGATATATACTGCGGTCTTCGAAATATTCGAGAATGGCGTAAAATGAAAGCTGACAATACATATGATTTTTGTATTTGGGTAGATCGATCAGCACACTTACCTCCCGAAGATGCGTCGTCTATGAGCTTAACTAAAGATTGTGCCGACTACGTATTAGATAACAATAGCTCCATTGCTGAATTAAAAACTAAACTTAAACAATTGATAGACAGCATAAAACCATGATGATCTAGAAGTTTTTCTTTCTCAAAGTATAAATACATTATACCCACTTAGGAGAGGAAAAACATGGCAGGATTAGTTTCACCAGGCGTTCAGGTCCAAGTAATAGACGAGAGTTTTTACACACCGGCCGAACCTGGCACCATTCCAATGATATTCGTTGCGACTCGTGAAAACAAAGCAAACGCAGCTGGAACAGGTATTGCGCAAGGCACTACATCAGCTAACGCTGGCAAAGCATACTTAATCAGTTCTCAGAGAGAATTAGCTGATTTCTTCGGTGATCCAATTTTTGAAACCGACGAAAACAATAACGCAATTCACGCTGGTGAACTTAACGAGTACGGACTACAGGCAGCATACTCATACTTAGGCGTAAGCAATCGTGCTTACGTAGTAAGAGCTGATGCTGACATGGCCGAGCTAGCACCGACTGAAGAAGCACCTGATGCGTTTCCTCCAAATAATACTGCTTGGTTAGACGTTGAAGATACATTGTTTGGTATACAACAATGGAACGGCGCAGCTAAGACCATCGAAAACGGTCAAACATTTAGCAACAAAGTTCCACTAAACATTTACAAGCAGACTCAAGTTGTTGACTTTGATGGCGCTGACTACACACCAAAAGGATCTATCGGTGCTATTGGTTCTTATGCTGTTGTTACATTAACAAACGTTGTAAGATACTGGTACAAGAACACAAGCGGTACTTGGGTCGAAGTTGGCACTAACGCTTGGCAAGCAAGCTGGGCTACAATTAAGTCTAGTGCTGCTAACCCAACACTAGTAGCTGGTTCTGCTAACATTGAGATTAACGGCACTGTACTGGCAGTTGATCAAGAATCAGTGACACAGATTGCTAGTAACATTAACACACTTGCTATTCAAGGCGTTACAGCAGCAAACGTTGACGGTTACTTAGAAATTTACAGCGACGGCACTGCTAGCGGCGCAGACGACAGTACACTAGCTGGTCCTGTAATACTCGGCGGTGATACCACTAAGCTTACACAGATGGGCCTAACTGCTGGTACTTATTACCCACCAGCACTTCAAGTTTCAAGACACGTATCTGTTCCTGAGTTTAAGTCCACAGACACATACTCACGTCCAACTGGTAGTGTATGGCTAAAGACTTCTACGCCAAATACAGGTATGAATGTTTCCTTAAAGTTCTGGAACAGTTCTACACTAATATGGGACAAGCAAGAAACACTAGCATACAATAATAACGCAGAAATTATTAAAGCACTTGATCCTACAGGCGGCGGTGCAAACATTGCTGTTGGCGTAAACTATGCTAAAGTAAATGTTGATGCTGCGTCCCCAGCAGTGGCAAACTTTAAGATTTATCAGAGAGTTGTTTCCGGCGCTACTGTTATTACTACAGATGCTATTAGCACTACTAGCCCAGGCGCAGGTACTTTTGGCTTTACTATGACTGCTACAGTTAAGAACAGCGAAACTTACCAAACACCTGCTAGCATTAGTGTTACTACTACTGGTAGTAAGAGCGCAGACGCTGACGCTATTGCTAACGCTATTAACGCAGCAAACATTACTAGCGTAAGTGCTGAAGTAACTGATCTATTCCAGATTAAGATTACACACGCACTAGGCGGTGAAATCAAGTTTGTTGATACTGATGGTATGCTAACAACAATTGGCTTCTTACCATACGATGCTACTAACCCAGTAAGCATGGCAAACCTTGACTATGTAGACGGTACTAACGCTTCTACAAGCCCTAAGCAGTTCCAAGCTACTAACTGGCGCTCACTAACATACACTGCGTCTGTTGATGCTCCAAACGCTATAGCAGCGCAAGGACAGAAATGGTTTAGCAATGTTATTGACGAAGTTGACATCATGTACCACGACGGTGCTGACTGGAGAGGTTACGGTAACGTGTTTACTAACACTGATCCAAATGGTCCGCAAGTAAGATTCTCCATGCCTGAAACACAGAGCGATGGTAGCGCACTTGTAGACGGTGACATTTGGGTTAGCACAGCAGACCTTGATAACTATCCACTAATATA